CATTGCTAAGGGTGCTATATATCTATGTACTCGAAGATCAAATAAAAATTTTCTTTTTAAAAATGTTATTTCAGTTAATTTTCTTGAAGGTGATTCTACAACCGCGTCCTTATCTTCTAATGTATATTTCATGTTTAATTTTGAAAATAAATCTATTAAAGTAAATTGATTAAATTTAAATAAATATTTGCGTGGTATAGAGACAACATGATCATCTCCATATGCGATGATTCCACATTCTTCAAAAAATTTAAAAGCTGAGGTTAGAGAGATACCAAAGCTTAATTGCCACGCACAGAAAAATAATATAAATACAAAAATAGAGTTTATAAAAGCGGTTAAATAGTGACCAGAAGGTAAATTTTTAAGGGCTTGATACACATTACCTTCATATATATGTACAGATGAACATAATGACTCTAATAACACATGTAAAACAAGAACATCTTCTTCAGTATAATTGGTAAAAATTTCTTTAAAAAGTCCAATTATAACATCACAAGCAGCTCGAAGAAGTTGAAAGATTTGAGTTGAATCAAATCCGGCAAAGTCTCCTGCAACCATATGTTCACTCTTTCCTTCTAAAAGTTTTGCTAATCTTTCCCAATCATTACTATAAACATTTGTTCCTATTGCAATTCCTGTGAAATTTCTTACTTTAGTCATACATGAAACTAAACCCATCATGTACATTTTACAACAAATTAAATAATCTAAAGAGCAAGCTGAAAATAACCTAGTTTTATGTGCTTTAGCAATTGGTTTACGTTCATCCTTCAACGTATCAATAAAAGGATGAATTTGTCTTTCCCCAGAAATGGCACTATTAATAATTTCCTGACATCTTTGTTTTAAAAGTAAACTATTCTTTCCTTCCAAATTCCAATCAGGACCTTGACCGAAAAATTTAGTCTTTGTATTAGTTAAATTACTTGTACAAAACGGGAATCCAGGAGAACTTTTACGTTTTATAGATGATAAATAATCTTCTCCATCTATTCCTTGAATTGCTTCTTCGAACGAATAAACTTTCTTTTCACTGATTTCCCCTTGTTTTAAAACAGCTGTCTTTAAATGGTGTAACACAGCTGTTACACTATTGTCAACCATTTCTTGATTAACTGCAATTCCCTCAGAACCAAAAAGTTCCAAACGATATGCAATTGGATCAAATCCATCTTTTGCTCGAAGTAAACAAGGTTTTGTTAAAGGTGTTTGTAGTTCTCCATAAATTGGTGAAGGGCGTATAACAGATTTTGAAGCAGTAGGAATTTTACAGTTCAATTTATCAATGAATCTAAATGATGCTTTATTTAAAATATGTCCCTGTGGCAAGCTAGCGGAACATATTTGATCTACAACTTTATCTAAGCTTGAATATTTACTTAAAATCTCTTCTATATCCTTCTTATAAACAGGAGTTGAATATCCAAATCCATGTGATTGTCCAGCCACATGAATACCAACGATTTTTCCTGGTTGTAATTGAGGATTGCGTAACACAAGAGGTGCTCCACAATCTCCAACTTCTGAATCTAATTTATAAGCCCAGCAATTTCTAATTATCCTAGAATTGTCTAAACCTGGTGTATGTGTTTCTATTGTTTCCTGTCTAGTTACTGTCTGTCCTGTTGTTGTACATTTTACTTTGGCAAATGCTTCTGATCCTTCTGGACATGATAAAGTTGGTAAACAACAATATGAACTTTTCAAAAATTGAAGATCCACTGAAGTACAAAATAAAGATGTTATATCAGGATGAGTTAAAGGACAGTCTTTTAAAAGCGAAAAATGACATAAATCCCTCGATTCCAAACCAGCTCTTTCCGGAGTATAAAATCTAGTACATCTATCTCTAAAGCTCTTAAGGTTAACAGTAAATAAGCGTTTATTAAAAACTGAACGAAAATTCAAAACAAGGTCTTTTTCCATTTCTAATTGACTATCTATCCAATATAAATAATGAGCAGGCATTAAACCTACTCTTCCTTTTAAAAATAAACAATGACCAAAAGAATGTCCATTTACACTAAGCTTATATAAATTTCGAGTTAAAATTTTTGTACAGATTTCAGCTGCATTTTGATCAATACATGCCTGTTCACAAACCTGATTAATCCTATCTTTCATCTGTCGTGCAGCTTCATTAGCAACTAAGTTTTTATAATCTGGAAAGCCAACATTTAAAGTAACACTTTCCGTCTTTACGGGCCTGTTTTGAATATCTCCATAAGATTCAACTTTGGCTATGTGTTTTTGCGTATCAGAGTAGCTTTCAGTCTTTGCGATTTTACTTGTTGTCTGACCATAAGCTTCAGTCTTAACCAACTTTCCATTAATTGTGCTATATGATTCTCCAATAACCACCTCTGTATACTCCTTCTTATTACTTAGAATTTTCTTACATCCATAAAATATGAGTGGAGCAGCAACAAAAACACCAATGAATTTAACTATTGTAGGTAAATGAGTCAAAATTTTACATCTCTTATATAAATCCTGCATTATATTTTGTCTGTATTCTAAACGTGTCTTATCAAGAATGATCTTTTCTATATTTTCAAAAATGTCATTTACTGTGGGTTGTTTAGTCCACCAAAACTTTAATCTTCTCTTAATTACATCCATTCGACTTTCTTCCATAAACCCCTTTTCCGTATAAAAGGGATTTCTAAACTCAATAGTTGATATTGGTCTGCGTTTGAGAAATGCTGGAACAGGTATTAAAACTTGGTCAACAACTTGAATAGGATGTTGTGGATCTTGTTTAATCGCATTTAAGAGTTGTTCGCGTTCTTCATGATTTCCAAAGACTTCATCTCCAAAGTCAGCAGTAAGAATTTCTTCATGTTTCTTCTGTTTACATTTCTCAATAATGAACTTATCAACAGACTTTACAAATCCACTTCTGTCTTCATAAATCTTCCTTGCATGTTCCACAATTCCATCCCAACTAACGATAGGTCCATGTTCCATACTACGACTTTGAGGATTAATTTTATAGAGTTGAAATTTATAAAAATCATCTACAAAACTGCTAGGGTTTGGTTTTCCTATGAATTTATCATTCTTTGATACTTCAATACATAGATCAAATCGTCTATACAACGCGTCTGGATAATTTAATGACTCAGATTTTGGTATTGCTAAATTTGAAGAACAAATAATTATTTTAGATTCAAAATTTGTTGCGCCTTTATCTGACAAATCAGCCATATGTAAAGGATATGGAAAAGCATTAGCTGCTCGAATAATTTCAAAATGTTCCAAATTTGGTGCAGCTGCTGTATCTACTGCTTGTGAATAATCATCAAAAACACATACTGGCTGACAAGTATATCCGTCCCAGTATTCTTGCTCTGCAGCACGTGCATAAACCAAATTGCCCCAATGTTTTCTTACGTCAACATCAGGCATGATCTTATTTAAGATACTTGCTGCCAAGCCCATTGTACAAGTGGACTTTCCTACTCCAGTTCCTCCGTAAAGAAGTATTGTAACAGGAGGATTTCTCATTGTACCAGCAACTATTCTACGTTGTCTAAATTCATGTAATAATTTTTCCAAATTAGACATTGCTGATTTAATTACACCAATATCCTGTCTAAATAAAGGTGATCTTAACAATCCATTTCCATTTTTCCACATTGAATATACTAATGAATATGTTGCCAAATCAAACACGAAACTACCTCTAGTCCATAAATTATATAAGTCCTGGAAAGAATCTAACCATTCATTCACTGGATGATTAACTCCATTTAAGGGAACTTCAATACCACAGACATATCTATAATATATTCTTTTACACGCGTCAAAAGTTTGTTTAATCCAGTCTAACAAAGTGTCTACACCACTTTCTGCCCTCGGTAAATAACTTATCACACGCAAAGCCTCAGTCAATTGCTTCATCTTGAGGAAATGCGATGACACGCCAAATACAGATGTTAATAAAATAAGTGGACCAAGAAAAGCACCTTCTCCTACATCCACTTGATCTCTACAAGCAGTGTATTCCTTTGTTTTAAATCCAAAAATAAGTGATAAAATAAAATCAAATAATTTTGCAATCATGACACATCCATATTTTATTGCCAACCCTACCAGGATAGAGCCTACAATAAAAGCTGTTAAACCTTTAATTAGATTTTCTACAGATGTGAATGCGAAACTTAACATATTTTGTGTTGTTTCTATTATATTAGTAACTCCACTAGCAAATCTAGATGTTATTTGATTTACCCAACCTTTTGTTTCAGACTGCACACCAACATTAATATTAAAACCTATCTGGTCTTTTATTTGAACTAAATCTTCCAAAGGTATGTTTTCGATTTGTTTCCAGTCTTGCAATAGATCATAATGAACATCCTCACAGCTCTGAGTTGGAACATTCATTTGATCCTTTGCTTTCTGAAAACAAGCCGAAAATATCTTGTCTTCAATTTGTGCTGGTGTTAACTTTGAAAATTTTTTGTTATCAGTTCTAAAACAACGTGCTGGACTAAAAAGTTCTCCTGACATAATAAGACACTTCTGTAAATCTTGTGGTCTTTTAATATTTATGAATTTCTTTTCGTCTAACCAGTCCATACTAATATAATCTCTCCATTTTAAAGGTATTTTGCTCATTACATAACAAGCATTAATATAAAAATTTTTGAATTTTCTTTCCTGTTTTCTAGATGGATGTGACTGCATAATTTTTGATGTTAAGTACAATTCACATCGTTCAAAATGATTAGATGTATTGATATTTTTATGACCTTTTAATGGTCTTTTACTATTCCAAACAACTTGATGTAAAAATTTTTCCTTATCTGTAAAATACGAGTGTAATTCTGTAAATGCATTGGATCCATATTTTCTAACATTATATGAATCCTTTACTAAGTTGTATCCAAAGATATAACTTCCTTTATTAGATCCAACATTCCTGAAGAAAGAATTTAAATCCTTTCCTTCGAGTTCTATGAAACCTAAATCCAAATTTTTCCTATAAATACACTCAGAATTCCATTCATAAGGTTTATTTGATATTTTCATCAATTTTGGGAGTTCTTTCTTAAAACTATAAGTTGTCCGTTGTTCAAAAGAGTCTTTGTTTTGCATGCGCATGAAAGTGCTAGGCGTTAATTTGCCATCTTTCAAACCCGATGAAGGGCACACGACTACTCTGGCATTGCTACCAGTACGTTTATTTTGCCGTAAATCCTGTCCGATTTTTCCGTATAGTGACTTTTGCATGGTAAATTTGGGAATTACTAAAATTCATTCCGAGATTCTCCAGTCTTGACTAACGTTACCGTTAGATGCGCTGTAATGCATAGTCCTACTTCATATATGGAATATAGAGCCTTATGCGTTAAGATGGGTACACACACCATCCACTAACATGAAGGTTATCTAAAACCCATAGGATCAGATCTTGTCTATAAATCTTGAAACAAGTATTTATAAACTCTTATAACTAAAATTAAAACGTTACAAAACATATAATTGCGGATTTTAGGTCTCCGCAGTGACCACGGTACCTCTACGCTTTTACGTAACCGGTTAACCCTTAAGGGGCACGATGAGGATTGGTTACTAACTAATTAAATATTGTCTTCTCTAGGAAGCTTTTGCAATACTTAATATTTTGATTGTCTATTCTAGATAGCTTTTGCAATCAAATCAAAACTTAAAACTAAATAAATTTTGGGTTTTTGTTTTTGTCGTCTTTCCGACTGTCAGCTCCATCAGTTGACGAAATGCTTAACCAACGAATATTGATCTCATAACACTAGGATATTGAAATTATCTCAACTAGTGTCATTTCGATCTCAGCGGTGGTCGTACATTTAACG